AACAGCTTACACGTGAGCAGCAGCTAGCACTCTACCGCGATCAGTTTTTTACCAAAATAGGCAAAAGCGGTGTGCTAATACAAAACGGTGTTATTAGCCGCGAGGAGTACAACAAAGCTTTAGAGGGCAAGCGCGGTATTGAGACTTTTAACGAAATGCGGCGCAGCGACGGTACCGTACGGGCCGCGCTTATGGCAGTTATGCTGCCAATACTGGGCGCGCCGTGGTCGGTGCAACCGGCTAGCGACGATCCGCAGGACATGTTGGCCGCCCAAATAGTTGAGCACAGTTTATTTAGCAACCTTAGCTGGGACGACTTTGCAAGACAGGCATTAACCTTTTTGCCGTTTGGCTTTAGCTTGTTTGAGCAGGTTTATGAGGTTGGCAACATTGATGGCCGGCAGTTTGTCGTACTTAAAGATCTGGGCTTTAGGAAACAAACCAGCCTGCTTAAGTGGTGCATGGAAAGTACCGGTGAGCCTGGCATTACCCAACAGCTACAAACCGGCGGCAAGGCCGAGATCCCCGACATTAAGCTAACCCGCTTTACCTTTGAGCAGGAGGGCGACAACTACGAGGGTACTAGCTTACTGCGGGCCGCATACAAGCACTGGTACATTAAAAAAGAGCTTGAGCTTATTGATGCTATGGCCCACGAAAAACAGGGCTTGGGTGTGCTTAAAATACGTACACCGGCTACGGCCAAAGAGGACGACAAAGAGGAGGCGCGCGAGATTGCCAGGGAGCAGCGGGCCAACGAGGAAAACTTTATCGAGGAGGTTGAGGGCTTTAGCTTTGAGTTTATGGATATGAAAGCCCGCACCACACGCGACATTACACCTAGCATGCAGTACCACAACCGGCAAATACTACAAAGCGTACTAAGCCAGTTTTTGGATATTGGCAGCCAGGGCAGTAGCGGCAGCTTTAGTGCCAGCGATAACCAACTTGACTTGTTTTTTGCCAGCGAGGAGGCTATAGCCAAAGAGTTTGCCGAGCCTATTAACCAAACCGTTGTACGCAACTTGTGTGAGCTTAACGGGCTTACGCCTACCGAGTACCCCAAAGTAACCTATGGGCGCATAGGCAGCGATGCTGTACAGGTATTTAGCGAGGCGCTTAACAAACTGTTTACTAGCGGTGGGCTTACACCCGACCCCGATGTTGAGGATTACATACGTAAGTTCTTGCACTTGCCGCCATTAACGCAGGAAATGATCGACAACTACGACCAAGTACGGGCATTGCGCAAAAACCCAGCCGTAAACCCACAAGCACCTGGCCAGCCGGCCGATAATACGCAGGCCAGCGAGGACTTAGGCGCCGCAGAGCTTATCAAGCAGGCGCGCACCATGCGTGATCGGCTAAGGGGCCTTGCAAATGGCAAAGCTAAGTAAACAACAGCAGGCAGCAGCTTTGCAGTTAGATGCCGAGCTTAGCATGTATATACGGGCCGCCGAGGGCGAGGCTTGGCCCGATACCATACTTAAAGATGAGGCCAGCTTTGAGCGCTTTATAAAGGCCGAGGCAGCGTTTGATCGCGCCATGGCTAGTTACTTTAAGGACTTGGCCAATAACCGCGTAGACGCTTGGATTAACTGGCAGGAGTATGAGCGCCAAGCTAGGCCCAACCGGCAGGCGGCCGAGATCGTTATTAGCGCCGATGCTAAGCTTATTACCGAGGAAAACAAGGTATTGCTTAATGTTATTTACAGCCACATTTACGATATTGAGCGCTTGGGCATTGATGCTAGTAGTACCATTTACAACATACCCATTGATGAGCTTACATTGCAGAGCACGGTTGAGCTTGAGGCTAGGCGCTATAGTAGCCGGCTAGTTACCGAGATTACCAACGCTACACGCAAGGCCATGCAAAGCAGCCTACAAACCAGCATACAGCTGGGCGAGGACTTGGCGGCGGCAAGTAAGCGTATTAACAAACTGGTTGATAACCCAGCCAGGGCTACTACCATTGCCCGCACCGAGTCTGTTAATAGCTGGGGCCAAGGCACACTAACCTTTGGCAAAAACACCGGCGCCAAGGGCAAGGTTATTGATGCGGTTATTGATGAGCGCACTAGCCCTATATGCCTACAACTAGCCAGCAAGTATGGCAGCCCCAAAAACGCCGCACCTATTGACAGCCCGTTTACGTGGGATGCTGCCGGTGGCGGTAGTAAAGACGCCCCAGGGTTCCACGTACGCTGCCGGACTACGCACTACTTGATTTATAAATAGTTGTGATATTATTACCTTATGGAGCCAGCACATGCTTAAGACGTTTAGACGCATTATTACCATACAAGCAGCCGAGGATGGCAGCGCGCCGTCCGAGATTGAGCTTTTGCAAACCGGTGAGTGGAACACACCATACCACGGGCACTTTGTTATTACCCGCGAAAACTTAGAGGAGTATAAAAAGAACGCCGAGGCTGGTGTACGCAAAGGCTTGCCTATTGACCTTGAGCACATGACTAATGGCGGTGCTGTTGGTTGGATTGGCGAACAAGGCTTCGAGATCCGCAGCAACACTAACGGCGGCTTTAGCCTGTGGGGTAGTGTTACTTGGACGCCCAAAGGCGAGCAGCTTATTAAAGACCGTGAGTTTAGGTTCTTTAGCCCCGAGTTTGCGGACGAAGATTATGAGGATCCAGAAAACGCCGGCGTATTTTTGAACAACGTACTTATTGGCGGTGGCCTGACTAACCGGCCTTTATTTAAGAACTTGACGGCTGTTGCTGCCAGTGATAATGTACAAAAAGATAAAAAAAGCTTGACAGCAAATAGCGCGCAGAATATATTGTACTTAAGCGAGGAACACAACGATATGAACTTAGCAGAACTACTAGCCAAGAAAACCGAAGACCTAACCGCAGAGGAAAAGGCTTTTATTGTTGAAAACAAAGCAGACCTAACCGACGAACAAGTAACCAGCTTAACCGAGGCTGGCGTTTTAGAGGCCGAGGGCGGCGACGATGACGGCAGTTCTGATGACGACAGCGGCGACGACGCTGGCGACGACAACAACGATGATGGTGCTGATGATGACGCTGGCGACGATGACGGCGACGAGGGCACACAAGCTAGTGAAAAGACCGTTGCTATTAAAGCCAGTGAGTTGGCAGACCTTAAAGCTAAGGCAGCTAAGGGCGAACAGGCCCACGAGCAGTTAAGCCGCAAAGCCAGTGAAGAGCACGTTGCGAGTTTGCTTTTCAATGAAAAGGACGGCGGCAAGCTACCTATTGCAGCTAAAGACACTGTTGTTGACTTTTACCACGGTTTAGACGAAAAACAGCGCAAGCAGTTTAATGAGATTGTTGGCAAGATGCCTAGCCTTAAGATGTTTAGCCAAGACGGTGACGGTGGCGCAAGCGCCATTGGTACAGCCGCAGCCGAGGTTAAACAAAAGGCAGAGGCTTTGATGGCTGATGAAAAAGCTGGAAAAGGCTTGACAATGGCCGCAGCTGTCCGTAAAGTTTTAGCTAGTGATAGCGACCTTAAAGAGCGCTACAACACGGAAAGGGCTGGGGAAAAATAACCATGGCAACTACACGAAACGACGGACGACTTGTACTAACAGCTGGTGCTGATCTTAGCGCTAAGCAGTATTACATTGTTAAAAGACACAGTACAGCCGGCCAGGTTGTTTTAAGCGCAGCCGGTAGCGACAACCACCTTGGCGCGCTACAAAACGCACCAGTTAGTGGCGATGTTGCAGAGATTGTTACCCGTAACTATGGCGGCACAGCTAAAGTTATAGCCGGTGGCACACTTACACCAGGTTGTGCATTGACCAGCGATGGCAACGGTAAGGCCGTAGCTACTACTACCGAGGATGACCAAGTTTTGGGCTACTACACAGGCGATGCTAACGCAGCCAGTGGCGACATTGTAGAGTTCCGACCAAGTGATAACGTAATACCACCAGCGAGCTAGGGAGTAAAAACATGTTGAAATCAAACGTATACGCCGACCCAATCCTAACCGACATCGTTGTTGGTTACAAAAACCCAGCTTTTTACGCCGAGGTATTATTCCCTACTGTCCAAGTTGACAAGCGAACTGGCTACTACTTTGTTTGGGATCAAGCAAACCTACGCAGCGAGGACGACCTACGTACTGGCCGCGCACAAAGTAAAGTAGTTGATGATGAGGCTGTAAAGACTGCTTACGGGCCGCTTAAAGAGCACAGCCTTAAAACCTTTATTGAGCAAGACCTTATTGATCACAGCGATATTAACAACCTTGAAACTGCACGGGCAGAGCGCTTGCGCCACCGCATGCTGGTAAACAAGGAAGTAGCTTTGGCTACTACGCTTAGCGACACTGGTGTTATTACACAAAGCGCAACGCTTAGCGGTAACGACCAGTTTAGTGATTACACTAACAGCGATCCTTACGGCGAACTTGAGGAACAAATTGAGGAAGTACGCACCGGCAGCATGCAAAAGGCAAACACAATTGCCATGGGCATTGCGGTTTGGAAAAAGCTTAAGTACCACCCCGACACCATTGAGTTACTAAAAGCACAGGGCGGCGGCCGGTTTACACCAGAGCTGTTGGCTGACTGGCTTGAGGTTGACCGAGTAGTTATACTTGACAACCAAAAAGTAACTAGCGCAGAGGGCCAGACTAATACACGCGGCGACATCTGGGGCAAGCACGTTTGGGTAATGTACATTAACCCTAACCCAAGCCCAACTACCGAGGAGGCTAGCGCAGGCTACCACCTACAACTTACTGACGGCGTTGTGGCACTGCCACCATTCCGCGACCCTGACGAACCAGACATTGGCGAGTGGCTAAAAGTTAAAGACTACTACGAGCAAAAAGTAATAGCAGTGGGCGCAGTATCACTACGTAAAAACGCGGTAGCGTAGAGAGGAGCCTAGCAATGGGATTACTCCGTAAGAACCTACGAACCTACGTAGTAAACATCATAAAGGCTTTTGGCAACAACACTGTTAAAATTAACAGTAAAGACTTTAAGAATACTACCGGCGATACCATTGGTTTTCAAACCACACCTAACCAGGCAGTTACTACCACTGGTGAGGTATTTGGTGCGCAGTTTAAGCCACGTGCAGCTGCGGGCGTTGACGTTGCGGGCGTAAACGGTGTTGGCATTGACGCCGAGATGAAAAGCGGCGCTGGCGATAACAGCGGCGACTTGCGAGGGGCAAACATTTACCTAGGTGCTACCGGCACCGGTACTATTAGCGGCGATGTTGTGGGCATTAGATTGCGCCACGAGGTTGCAGCTACAGTTACTGGCGACAGCGTAGGGGTTGATATTGACGACAACGAGGGCGCAACTGATTGGACACACTTATTAAAGCTTGGCGCAGCCCTGGGTACGCACGGCATGACCAGCAACAGCGACAAGACAGCCAATGCTAAAAGCGGCACACTTAAAGTAAAGGTAGGCGGCACGCTATACCACATCCAGCTATACGCTGACAGCTAAACCAACTAGCACTATGCGACGCAAAAAAGGTACCACCAATACCACACCTACAGTAGAGCAGACGCGTGAGCGTATTGCTAAGCATGTACAGTACCTTGACCAGCAAATAGCCAAACAGCAGGCGGTGCTAAACCAGTTTATTGGACAGCGCGAAATGGCCTTGCAAATACAAGACTTTATTGATTTTGGCGATAGTGATATAATTGCTAAAGTAAACGGCACCAACAATAAGTCAAAGGAGTAACCACCATGGCAAAAGTAAAAGCATTATCACGCATAAAACACGACGGCGAACTATTTAACGCAGGCGACGTTATAGACGGCCTAACTGACAAACAAGCACAACAGCTTATTGATAGCGGCGAGGCTACTAAGGCCCGTGCTACCGATGCTGCCAGCACCGGCGAGAAGATCGTACGCAAACCCAGCCAGGTAAAAGAGGCTCTATTGGCTAACGCCAAGGGCGGCACCCGCAAGACCGTTACCGAAAAGGCGCAGGAGCGCCAGGCTAAGGCCGATAAAGCCGCAGCTAAGGCAAAGGGCGATAGTGCGCCCAAAAAGCCAGCAGAGGCCCCAAAAAAGGCCGAGGACAGCACGCCAGTAGCCGACGACCCGCAAGCTGATAGCTTTAGCTTTACGCTTGGTGATGATAACTTTAAGCGCGGCACCGGCAAAGACGGCCGACCTTACTACAGCAAAAACAACAAACCAATTAGCAAAGTTGACTTTTTAACTGCCCAGCAAGAGGCTGGCAAGGATAGCGAGGGCTAAACATGACTAGGTTTGCGCGCAGGATGCAACGGGTAGCTGGCACAGCTACTATTGTTGTGGCTACCGACGCCGACCAGATCATACAAAGCCTGGGCGACCTTAACGGCATTTTGCGCGGCATTATAGTTGTAGTGCCCGACCTAAAGGCTACCGGTACGCTAGATGTTGATCTTAAAGATGCTGACGGCAACGTGCTATTTACTAAAAGTAACCTAGCCGAGAGTGCTACATACGCTTATTACGACGACCTGGCCAGCGATGCCGCAACCTACCTGCCAATGGGTATACCGCTAGCTGGCGTACACAGCCTTACGCTTACAACCGATGTAGCCCAAGACGTTGACACCGATATTGATTACGTATTACTGATTGAGAGGGGCTAATTATGGCGGCACCTAAAAACGTAACACTTGTGGTACAGCCTGGCAAAATAGGCCAAGGCGCTACCAGTATTGGGGAGGCTAAGTAATGGCTAAAGCTGCACACGATGATGTTTTGGACGCATTGCTTAACTATGTTGCTGATAACTGCACCAGGATAACAGTTTGTAGCACACAGCCAACCACGTATGCCGAGGGCAATAGCACCTATGCCTTGGCAGATGTTACAGTTACGGCCGGTGTTGGCGGTGGTGATTTTAGCCTTGCTAACGGCGATGTTAGCGGTCGCAAACTAACAGTGGCACAGCAGGCGTCTATAGCTATTGATACCAGCGGTACAGCCCAACACGTAGCTTTATTAGATGTTACTAACAGCAAACTATTATACGTAACAACCTGCACATCGCAGGCGCTAACCAGTGGCGGCACGGTAACGATACCAGCTTTTGATATTGAAGTGGCCGACCCTAGCTAGGGGGCCGCATGCACGTAGGCGTAATACTTGACGGCAACCGGCGGTGGGCAAAGGATCGCGGCCTTAGCGTAGCCGAGGGCCACAGTGCTGGGTTTAATAACTTATTTACTATAGCCAGACACGCCTATGCTAACGGCGTTACCCAGCTTAGCGCTTTTTGCTTTAGTACGGAAAATTGGGGCCGCAACGTGCAGGAGGTGGCTGATATATTTGCAACTATTGGCTATTGGCTAACACAGCATAGCCAGTTGCTAGAGCAATTAAACGTGCGCGTGGTACACACAGGCAACGCCACACAGCTGCCAGCAACCTTAAATGGCATATTAGCCGGCTTGCAAAGTAAAACGGCAAATAACGGCCCCTACGTGCTTAATCTGTGCATTAACTATGGCGGTTTGTGGGCCATACAAAACGGCGTACGCTTTAAGCCTGACCTTGATTTGGTGATCCGTACAGGCGGGCAACAGAGGTTAAGTAACTTTATGCTGCAAGAGGCGGCTTATGCCGAGCTATATTTTGAACCGCTATATTGGCCCGACCTTACACCTGGGCAGTTTAACAACATCTTAAAATGGTACACTAGGCAACAGAGGCGGCATGGCAAATGATTGAAATTAACGATACCACATTAAAGGACGCAGAGGTTGAGCCACACTTGGAGGCTATTGTTGGCGACGATAAACAAGTACAGCAATACCAGCAAATTAAGCTGCAAAAGTGGGATAACGAGGCTAACTTTAGCTTGCGCTTTGGCGGTGCGGTAACGCCTACTATTGACGGCGACGTTGTAGAGGCCCAACACGATGCTAATACTACTAGCCGTATATACCCAACCAGGGCGCAAGCACCGGTACCGTTAGCAGCCATAAGGCGGGTGGCTAAGGGCGATCATTGGGCCGGCGTGCAAGCCACGGCAGAGTATGAGATGTTTAACCAAATTGGCCAGGCTGGCACCATGCTATTAGCACACTACGTTGTAGCCGAGCCCACTATGGCAACTTTTGACCTTATGCCGGCTGGCTGGCACATGGACGTAGACGACCAGGGCTACGTAAAAGACTTTGATTATAAAGACAAAAGCGCCTACCACCCCAGCGACATACCATTGCCTAGCTACGACCGCTTAAAGCAGGTACGTTTTTATACGCCGTATACCCCTGTTGTGAACCCTTACTATATGGACGATGGCATACACAACATTGACATCCAGTACCATGGCACAGCACTTACGGGTGTTGCTGACATGCTGGCTACGGCTATTGAAAAGGTGCTTAACGCCAGGGGCATACAAACCATGCGACACCACACCAGGGCAAAGCTTTATTACCTGCATGGCAAACGCTGGGTAAAGTTTTTTAGTGCCCAGGAGCAGGAGGGCGGGACTTATGCCTACATAAACATCGGCAGTAGCTACAATAAAGCTTACGATTTTTACCGCCCCGACGTTGATAAGGACGTACGCGACCAGTTTGCTTATGGCTTGCAGTTTGCTTACCCTGATATTACACACGATGTTGTTGGCGAGGTAATGCAGCGCTTTAGCGCCTTGCTTGGCGTAGCTATAACTGACCAGCCCTACGACAGACAAGAGACTGTACGCTGGCAAAAGCTTGAGCAGCTACACGAGGAGGTTAGTTGGCGGGCTAATGGCCAACGGCGCGATGCCGGTTATTTTAGGCGGCAACACAGGAACGGCATAGAGCTAGAGATTGTTTATAAAGATAAGCCGGCCAGCAACTTAGTACCTTTTACCGGCAACATACCAAAAAACTGTACTGCGGCCCTGCAAAAGCCGGTACCCTTTGCCTTAATGGCTCTGCAAAAAATACGGCGGCCCTTGGATGTTGAGGGCGCTATAATGTTTTACCACACTGACCAGCGCAACAACCAATATGGCACGGGCAAGGTTGGCGAGGTGCTACGGCCGTTTGCAGTCGACGCTAACGGCTTAACCGTGGCCTGTAGTTTTGCTAACTACGGCCTACTTGAGGAGCACGCGGAGTATGATCTTATAGACACCAGCCAGCTAGCCATTGAGGTGCCGCAGTGGTTTATAGACCAAGCTGCCTACCCGATTACCATTGACCCGACTTTTGGCTATACAACGAATGGCGGTAGCACGGCTAACATTACGGCTAACATTAAAGGCACCGTACAAACGGCTAGCGAGGCTGGCCATTTAATATCTTTGTCGGCTTACTTTAGCGGCACTACAAGTACCTACTCAATAGAGGGTCTACTGTACGACACCAGCGGCAACTTGCTGGCACACATGGTAGAGGAAAGCGGCACCGATATAGGTGTCGCGTGGCGTACCCAATTACTTGATGATCCAACAGCCTACGACCTAGCGGCACAAGATTATATATTGGCATTTTGGGGTACCAGCACGCAAGTATATGGGTCGGATGCTGCAATAGCGTATGACAGCACCGGTGGCAAAACCAGCAAAACCTACAGCATTACCTATTCTGCGGACAACGCCCCGACCGGCATAACCTTTAGCGATGAGACCGATCGGCAATACTCTATTTACGCCACCTACGCAAAGCTATTTAGTTACAAGTACCCAATAATGGTTGGCAGTAGCGTAAACCGACCGGCGGCTGATCGCTATAGTGCGCTTATGGCTGACAACACCACCATAAAAAGTGCCACAGAGTCGCTATTACAAAGCATAGCGCCAGCCGATGGCTCGTATAACAACTTTAAGTACCAATTAGCTACGGCGCCAGGCGGCAGCGAGTCCCAAACCACCAGCCTTAGATCGGAAGAGCGTCGTGTAGGGAAAGAGTGTAGATCTCGGTGGTCGCCGTATCATTAAAAA